CACTGCTTCGACGAGATTTAGAATGCCACCGGTCCCTGTATGAAAACCAGAACTTGGACAAAGAGACTTCGGAGAAAATCCTTAGAGAAGCAAAATTGGCCAGTCGGCTAATTGATTCCGAAGGTTTGTTTAAAGAGCAGAGCGTTTTGATTCATGATGTTAACAAGGAACTGGAGCCTTCTGTATTTAATAACTTTGTTCCGAACTATAAATCTCTTGCGTCTATCGCACGAATCTTCTCGGATAAAACATCCCCCAAGGATCAAGTTATATTAGAAGGCGAGATTATTAAAAACATGACCAACGCCCCAATAGAAACATCTCGCAGCGAAGAGATTGATAGTGTGGTGGTGAGAACATTTACCGAAAAGTTTAATCATAAGTATGACACGAACCTCTTAGAGGAACAGAAAGAACTCCTCATTTATTATATCTCTTCTTTTACAGACAATGCCTTAGAGCTTAAAGTATTCCTGAATGAAGAAATCGTCCGCCTCAAGGCATGCCTAACCGAGGCTAAGGCTAGCCCAGAAATTAAAAATGATCCGGATATGTTGGCCAAAACAGAAGAGATCATTGCGCGTCTAAAGGAATTCTCAAAGCGCTCAATAGATGACGAACTGTTGCTCACTGTAATGAAAACTCAAAGCTTAGTAAAGGAGATCTATACTGATGGCAGTCGTAGTTAGAATCGGCGCGGCCGCTGACGATGCGGTAGTCCGTCTGGAGATGGACATCCGCAAAAGCATGAACGGAGATCTTATGATTTTTGATCATGGCGACATTGATATTGTATTGTCAACAAAGAATAACAAGATCACCGCGTTCCCCAAAGAAACAATGAACGATTTAGTTTACGGAGCACAGAACAGGCTTTTTGCCCACTTGCGCAAAAAGGGACTCGTGATTGGTGACTCTATTCAAGCCGGCTCCTTTTTTGGCTCTTTTGAAGCTTTGATGGAAGAAGCCTCCTCCCCTGATTTAAGCACTCCCAAACTAGCTCTTATTAATATTTCTAACTTTATCGATGAAGAGCGCCCGTACTTTGAGTCCACAGAGGCTATTATCTCTATGACTGATGACGAACTTGTCCATCCGGATAAGGCCGACTCCACCGAATTGGGAGAAGTCCCACAACGCGATGAGCAAGGATCGATCCGTCCGGGCTATATTAGAGATCCCTACTCGTTGAGTTATTTATATACTATTTAGGAAATTCTTATGTCTGAAATGAAATTGATAATGGAGAACTGGCGACAGTATGAATCTAGAGAAAAACTCTTGTCGCGGTCGGATTATATTACAGGGGTATTGGGGGTACAAATCCCTCTATCAGAAGATGGAAATACGCTTCAGTCTTATTCTCCCGAATTAATTGAAGAGATTTTAAAAGAACAGCAATTAATTGAACAGTGGTGGGGTGGCGAAGATGTTCTCCTTGAGGGTCCAATTGGAAACTGGTGGCAGGGCACCAAAGAAAAAATCGCGACTTATCCCGAAACAATGCAGATGCTTTATAGGGCTACTACCGATTCCAACAAGCTTCCAGCATTTACGAAAGCCATGAACCGGCGTGGGCTGGGAATCAAAGAAAAGATAATGAAATTCATTGATTTCCTTATTGCGAAGGCAAGCGGCATTCAAAACGCCGTCATGCAAAAACTGGCACAATGGGCTACATCAATCAAAAACGCCATAGAAAAAGCACTTGAGTGGGTGAACAGTATTACGAAGCCTTGGATGAAAGCTCTTGGTCTTGTAGCACTAAGTGTTGGTCTACAATTTGCTTGGAGCAAGGTCGCCGACTTCGCTCAAGAATTCTTTAGATGTGGCGGAGAGGACGAAGAAGGTCCAGCAGGGGCAGTACCCGAAACCGCTGGCTCTGTCCGCGATGTCGCGAAAGGCTGCTTTTTGAATGTTGCCAAAAAGTTTTTAAAAGATAAAGCCCAAGAGCTTTTTGGCGGCGCGCTCAAGAAGCTTTCTGATGAGGGTGCCGCCATGGTTACAGGAGGCGTTACAAAGTTTTGGGGTTGGCTAAAGGCAATTGCCAAGGGCGTAGAGTTTGTTGTGGCTTCATTGGCGCCCGTGTTGAAATTTTTTAAAAGTAGGGGAGGGCTCGGGCCGGAGAATCCGCTCGGAGACATCACCCAGCCTACACCAGCACCAACGTAGAGAACAGAATAATGACAGAACTATTAACATTCATATTAGCAGCCTACGGGTTCACCCAAATTCTAGTATACGGAAAAGTTTTAGATGGGTTAAGACCAACTAAGGGGTGGCTTGGTCAAATGTTTTCGTGCCCCATGTGTATGGGTTTTCATGTAGGATGGATTTTAATGCTACTTTCTCCCTATACAGAACTATTTAATTTTGATGTAACTCCTGTAAATTATTTTATTTTAGGTTTCGTTTCATCAGGAACATCGTATGTTCTTAATATGCTGTTTGGAGATGAAGGATTAAACCTCGCGAAGAAAAAGGGGGAATGGGATTTATGAATATTTCAATATGGACACGAAAATGGATGCTGCAGCCAGTAAGAAACTGCTGCAAAGGTTCTTAACTATGGCTAAAGTTTTATTACGAGAATATTATGCCCTGTGCGAAGGCGGCGTATGTCAAGATTTGTTAACCGAAGAAGAGAAGCGATTCGTTTCTAATGGCGGTATGATGCTGTCTGGTAAGCTCCAGGAAGCTGACGTACAAAATGGAAACGGACGCATCTATCCCTTTAAGGTTTTAACGCGCGAGGTCCAAAATTATAAGAAGCTCGTAAAAGAACGGCGCGCCCTGGGAGAATTAGATCACCCTGATGATTCAGTTATTAATCTGAAGAATGCTTCTCACATGGTTACCGATGTGTGGATGGACAATAAAAATGTGATGGGGAAAGTAAAAGTTCTCGACACTCCCTCCGGCAACATTCTCAGAGGACTAGTTAATAGTGGTGCCCAGCTTGGCATCTCTTCACGCGGAATGGGATCCGTCAGCGAAGCTCAAGGGCAAACTATCGTGGAAGATGATTTCCAGCTTATTTGTTTTGATTTTGTGTCGGAGCCTTCAACCCCCGGCGCATATATGATGAAAGAAGCAAAGGATTTGAGCACCCCTAACGTGTTCACCAAAGCAGATCGTATTAATCGATTGCTTAACGAGGTATTAGACAATGAGTAAACAATGGAGCAGCTTTAAGGAAAACCAGCAACACACTGATGCATGGCGCGAGTATTTGAACGAGGAGATGAGCAGCCGAATGGTAAAGGCTCGCTTTAAAGACAAGCAGAAATGCCTGCCCGATGGCGGCACCGAGGAGTGTCCGTGCCCCGACGCCCAAGGCGAAAAGAAAGAAGAATTGCCGGAGCAACCCATTGACCAATCCCAATTTATGGAGCCGGTCAAAGGATTTCAAGATTTGAATCAGGATTTGTTTCAGGGAAGACTGGATGATGCTGCCATTATGCGCGAATATCAACAGTTCTTACGAGCCCAGAATATTAAAGTTGTGGATCAGGGTAAAGAGCTTGACTTGTCAGAGATCCGGAATCCATTCCGGCGCCGGCAGGCAGTAGAGCGCGGAGCAATGGAACACGAGCGCAAGCCTAAGATCGGGAAGCTGGAAGATCTGGAGAAATATCCTAATCTTTATAAGCTTGTGGCAACCGGTCTTAAATCAGATGAGTACCAAAAAACTGTTTTAACGATTTTTCAAAATGCTGGCTTTGGTGACGTAAGAGAATTTGCCTCTGCCTATATTCAAACACAACCCGAAGAGCAGCCCGCACAACAGCAGCAACAGGCGGCTGAGCAGCCCGCAGAAGAGCCCGCAGAGCAGCCCGGCGCGCAGCCAGGAGAAGAGGTTCCTGGCGAGGAAGAAGGTGGTGCAGAGGCACCCCCTCCCGGAACAGCCGTTAAAAAGGGCGACAGCTATGAATATGTTTCAGGGAAGGGCAACCCGACAGTAGTAACGGTCATAGACCCGCTGCAGAAACACCCGCAGCATGCGCAGGTAATCCCGCTAGATCCGGATTGCAACCCCAAACGTGGCCAAGAGTTCGCTGCGCCGATAAGCAAACTAACTAACCCCGTTGATAAGTGCACCCCCAAGCAACCGGCCGCCCAAGGACAATCCGGAGACGAAGAGGAAATGAGCATGGCTAACGTGCCTTCTGCTCAATGGTCCACCACAGCGCAGCCGGCGGTAGGGGAGAGTCTGGACACAAAAGATCAAGCCTTATTAGAAAACTGGCAGAAACTCGCAGGAATTATCAAAGGATAGAGCATGAACAAAGCAGATTTGAAGAAAGTTATTAAACCTCTTGTAAAAGAGTGTATTCACGAAGTCCTTCTCGAAGAAGGTCTTTTGTCTAATGTGGTAGCAGAAGTGGCCAAGGGACTCCAAGGCAACACGATTGTAGAGACCCACCAGCCACGACCCGAAGCACAACAGATGAAACAGTCCAATCGTCAAATGAAAGAATACAAAGAGAACTTAATGAATTCTATTGGACAGGATGCTTATAATGGAGTTAATCTTTTTGAAGGCACACAGCCTCTTAATCAGGCGAAACCCGCGCAAGGACAAGCGGATCTCGGCAACCCCCACGACGCGGGAGTAGATATTAGTTCGCTTGTTGGAAAGTCGTCAGCCATATGGCAAGCATTAAAGTAGGAGCAGAAATGGCAAAAGGTGCACACGTTAAAGTTACAGCAAAAGAGTGTCGAGGAATGGCTGATCGAATGATTCGGAAATTTACAAAGAAGGTCAAAAAAGAGGGTGTCCTGGAGACAGTAAAAGAAAAGCGTTATTATAAAAAGCCTTCGGTTGCCAAAAGAGAAAAACGCGCGCGCGCCGCCAGACGCCGTGTCAGAGAAGAACAAAAACGTAAGAGAGCGCAAGAAAGGCGCAATAGAAAAATTTAGAGACTATTTATAATGAATATTAAAATTTTAGGAGATTTATAATGGCGACAAATCCGAATTGGCCATCACCAGGATTACGAAATGTTGGCTCATACCAAGTAGCGGGTCATCCATATATATCCGGTTCAACAGCTATCGGACCCGGGCAACAAATGAAATATGAATTCCCCTATGTAACTAAAACCGTTACTGTGGTCAATCATTCAACTCAGACACTGCGAGTACATTTCAATTCTACCGGGAGCGGAGTAGGGCGTATAGTGGCTGGTGTCCACTATGTTGAATTGGATAGTGACGAAGATTCGTATACATTCAATGCAAAGTGCAAAGAGGTTTATATATCGAGAGCCGATGGGACCTCTGGTACCGGTAGTTTTCGCGTAGTGGCAGAACTCACCGGGATCCCCACACAGAGCATGTATAATTTAACCGGTTCTGGTTTAACCGAATAGGAGAAGGATAAAATGGGCTTTGGTTCTGGTGACGGGTTTACCCCGGGAAGAAATGATGTAAGTGGAGACTTCACAGTTGCTGGTAATATATCAGCTTCGTCCGGTGTTTCAGCCGGCTCGTTTACAGGCGATGGTTCCAATCTTACTAATGTAGGCGGAGGCAGTCTTACGATTACTGTCGGTAACACTGTGGCTAGTGGCGCTGGTAATCGAATCTTATATGAAAGTTCTGCAAATAAATTAGCCGAGAGTGCTAATCTTACATTTGATGGAGCAACTTTAACTGTTGCTACTTTAGATGCTAACGGTGGTGCAATTGACGATGTGACCGTAGGGGCGACCACCCCATCTAGCGTGAAGGCAACCACTCTCAGCGGCTCCGGCAACGCTGATATCGATGGAACGCTACAGCTTAATAATACTGTAACAGTTAAGAGCGGAGTGAGCTTTGCGGCTGACACTGTTAATATTGATGGAGGCAACATTGATGGTTGCACCATCGCAACTTCAGATGTGACAGTCGGTGCAGGCAAAACTCTAAATGTATCAGCCGGTACTCTCACAACTTCTACTACGCAGGATGTAGCTATTCTCGCTAGCGCAGCATCCAACAATGACGCTAATTTAGACTTTGGCGCTTATGATGTGAAAGGACAGACTCTTACATCGGATGTCACCACGGGCACTGCTCCACTGACGGTTTCTTCCACTACAGTGGTTACCAACCTCAATGCCGATCTTCTTGATGGCGTTGATTGGGCAGCCCCCGCCGCACTCGGTTCTACTACTCCCGCAGCAGTGAGCGCGACTGCAGTCGATGTCCCTGATGACGGAACAGTTGGCAATGCATCGGTTAGCGATTTCATTACTCTGGCTGCTACTCAAATTACAATTAAAGATGGGGCTTATGATTTTGATATCGCGTCTCACGATGGGACTAATGGTCTTGCGCTGGGAGGGACGGTGGTTACTGCCACCGCAGCCCAGCTTAATTATGTTGATGGGGTCACGTCCGCTATTCAGACACAACTTGATGCAAAGCAGGCAACATTAACATTTGGTATTGCAGATACTAATGCTTTACAAGTCGATCAAACCACGACTGCAGCAGATGATGACTATGCTAAATTTACTGCAACAGGTATTGAAGGCAGAAGTTATAGTGAAGTAAAAACAGATCTAAGCTTAGGCAACGTAGAAGACACTGCCCTCTCAACTTGGGTTGGCACAACGAACGTTACCACGCTGGGAACAGTTGCTACAGGCGACTGGCAAGCAACAGATGTGGCTGTGGCCCATGGCGGCACAGGCGCCTCCACTGAAGGCGATGCTCGTACAAACCTAGGTCTCGTGATTGGAACCAACGTTCAAGCATGGGATGCAGATTTAGATACTTTATCCGGAATGCAAAGTGGTGCCCCCGGCGCTTTAGCGCTGTTAACTCAAACCGAAATCGAGATTTTGGATGGTGCAACAGTAACGTCTGCCGAGCTTAACCTTTTAGATGCATCGGTCGTCACCGAGCCAGCAGATGGAGCTTGGGCCTCTCTGACAAGATGGGCAAAAGCTGAATATGATTTTGGTGCAGATCCAGGCGCAGGCGCTATATCCACTATTGACTTAGGGGTCACCATTCCTGATAATGCTATCATCACAGGAGGCTTTATAGATGTTCTTACTGGATTTACCTCCGCTGGATCCGCCACAGTCTCAATTGGAGTCCAGGGCACGGCTGACATGGTAGCCGCTAACACCCTTTCTAGCTTAGGCTATGACTCGGCCGGCGTTCAGAGCATCATTCCCGCTGGTACTGGCGCAACCGCAGTTAAGGTTGATGATGCGAGCGGCAAGGCTATTACTTTGACAATCGGTACTGCCGACCTTACCGCTGGTAAAGCTAATGTGTGGCTACAATATGTAATAAGCGAGGCATAAGAGACTAGATGGCAACATTTGGATGGGCATATATAAATTGCGCAGATTCAGGCTCCGCCGCCGGTGGCGGAACCGGATCAATAGGATCGATCCAATTTATTTCCGGCGCCGCAGGATCAAGATTAACTTCTGGATCTAATAATTTCACGTTTCTATCCGCGTCTAACAAGGTGCACCTCACGGGCACTCTCGTAGTAAGCGGGACTATCAGTGCTAGTCATTATCATATTGAAAATGTAACCGAGATCGATGCAAGCGGCTCGACATATTTCGGTAATACTAATGATGATGTACATGTTAGAACAGGTAGTTTTTATGTGGCACAGTCAGCCTCTACCTCCGCCTCACTTGAAGTAAATATTTCTACCCAAGTAGTGCGCGTTGATGGTTTTCGTGGCGGCTATAAGCGCATTGGTGCTAACAATAGCACCAGTTCAGTAGCAACCTATCTTTATGGTGTTGCAGTTGCTGGAGATGTAAATTTCCGCCTCCACAGTGCGGCAGGTGATGCTTTGTCTGGATCCGTCTATGTCATTAAAGATGAGGTTAGCGGCCGCGCCGGCACCATCACCGTGCGCGCTTCGGGTAGCGAGACTATCGACGGCGCCGCAACTTATCAATTATCTGGTAGCTATCCAGCTATCAGTTTATATTCTAATGGTGCAAATTGGTTTGTATTCTAATGAGGGGAGTTCCTAATAAATGGCGTTCAATGTATTATCGGGAACCGTATATCTCCCCGGCGAATTGCTTTCCGAAGGGCAAATCTCCGGTAGCATCTTTATTGGGGATGGGCAAAGCCTATTAAATATCCCTCGGATTACTTCTAATCCGACAACCGACAACTTACTTACAGTAGGCGGTACCGCTAATAGTTTGGTCGGAGAACCAAACTTAACCTTTGATGGTACCACTCTTACGCTGGCAGGCACTCTCACCGCTAGCGTTAATGTCTCCGCGTCAGCCTTCTATGGCGATGGTTCAAATTTAGATGGCATCGGTGGTCCTGGCATCTTTACTGTTATCGATGGTTCTAATGCATCGGTAACAAGTAGTCTTAACATTGGTGGTACTACAGCGCCAGCCCATCAACTTGTAGTTTCGGGTACGCTTTCGTCAAGCGTTAATATCTCTGCGTCAGCCTTCTATGGAATAGGAATGGTTCTGGGCGGAGGGATGTCATTAAACCGTACCGCCGTTTCGACCCATATGACGGCTTCGCAGGCGGATTATTATCTAGGAGTAGATTCCAGCAGTTCGGCCATTACAGTACATTTGCCCAATGCAGCAACCCTCGCTACAGGTCAAACATATGTTATTAAAGACGAGACAGGAAACGCCAATACCAATAATATTACCATTTCTGCTAGCGGAACGCAAACAATCGACGGTCAAAATTCTATAATTTTGCTATCCCCTTACTCAGCTATCTCCCTTTATTGCAATGGGGCTGACAAATACTTCGTTTACTAAGATTTTATTGGGTGTTTGTTACTAATTAATAGTGAGCCCACATGCAAATGTGGTGTTTGAGGTGCTTGGTCTAGCTTGTCACGTTGCCTAAAAAAACTATAATATGGAGGGTTTTTAAAAATGGCTTATTTATTTCAATCGGGTAGTATGGAGGCACAGCTTTCGGGCGGTATGGACTTCAACTACTCTAATGTTGAAACTGACAAAATGATGGCGATCAACAGTGACGCCAACAATCCCACCGAGGCTTCGGGTACTATGGGATTCGGCGCCGGTGGTGCTGGTAGCGATGGTGCACTTTACTGGGACGGCTCCGCGCTTTGTGTGGCTGCTGCTGGTGCCAAGACGGCACACTTCGATGGCGACGGTCTCGACCTCGTGACTGGGGATGCTTACCTCATCAACAACGCCAGCGTTCTTAACGCAACTACTCTTGGTGCAGGTGTTCTCGCCTCGTCTCTGACGAGTGTCGGCACGATTACTTCTTTAGTAGCAACCACGGCTGACATTAATGCCGGTACGGTGGATGCAGTTATTGGTGGGACCACACCCGCCGCTGGTTCTTTTACCACCATCAGTGGTTCTTCCACTTTGATTGTGGATGGCGCGGTGTCGCTTAACAGTTCATTTACCATAAAACCGGCTCAGAACATTAATCTGGGACTCAGTGGGGACAATGCCCTAGACGTCGCAGCGGACGGACTTTACTTTGCCGATGCCACAGATGGATATGTGAAAACTATCTCCATTGGTAGCTTCTTGACTGATATCGCTGGTGTGGGACTTAGTGTGGTTTCAAATCAGCTTGAAGCTGCCGGCACCCCCGAAACAGTTAACAATCCCATTGGGAATGAAAATGCAACACTGTTCGCTGGGATGAACTGGGGGACGTCATCGTTCAACGCCAACCGCGTGTGGACGTTGCCAGCATGTTCGACCCTAAATAAGGGAGATATTCTTCGCATTAAAGCGCCGACGCTGGATGGT